ACGTAATTGCCATGCAGCAGCTTTACGTAAATCTCTAAGGATTTCACGGTCAATTTCAGCAGCAACTTGCTCAGAAAGCATTGCAGTCAATTCAGCCTCAGCATCGATGTTGTGGAATGCACTAACGTCTTGCGCTAATTCTGGAGACCATGTAGCTCTTAATTTTCTTTCTTCAACAGAAACAACAACTTCGTCTAATCTGAATGATACTTCACCCATTTCAGTTTCCAATTCTAATGAAGCGTATTCAGCCCATGCAGAAGTGAAAGTGAAAGCAGATACAGTAGATGCAGAAGCACCAACATATCCGTCATAAGTAGCTGTACCAACAGCAGCAGCACCAGCAGCAGATGTTCCAACTGGGTGACGTAAATCTAACTCTACGTAACAAGTACCAGTACCATCAGTCAATGAATTTGAACCAGATACGATACCTTTACCATATTGTTGAGTAACTAAACGGAAAGGAACTTCTTTACCAGCAGCGATGATTGTGTTACCGTCTCTATCTAAGATAGCGTTAGTAGTTAGAACGTGCAATGAAGCTAAGAAAGATTCAGTATCCATGTTGTTACCGTTAGCACCAGTCATAACTTCTCTACCGTTAGATGCAACACCTACGTTTCCAGAGAAACCAGAAATACCTACGATGATACCTCTTAATGAACCATCAGTTGCAGTTGGCAATGTAGCAGCTGGAGCAGCAGCAGAATAAGTACCATCTGTACCTAAAGTGTAAACTACGTTACCACCAACTTGGATAGTAAGAGTACCTTTAGAGTTGTCGAATAAACCATCATTGTAGAAAGCATCGTAAAGATTTTTTCCTACGAATGGAGTTACAACACAACCGCCAGTATTGATACAAGATGGCAATGCAGCACCAACTGGAGCACCATTGTTAAGACCACCTAAACCAGTGTGAGCAGAGTATTGAGTGTTATAAGCACCACCATCTACGTTATAATCAGAACCAGGGTTACCAGCAGCGTCAACACGGCTAGAAGTTTGTGGTACGAAATAGAACAATTTACCGATTGGCATGTTCATAGCTTGTACAGACACGATGTCGTTAGCTAATAATTTAGAGAAAACTCTACGTACAATTGGGAAAACTACAGTTTCGAAAGAACCAGAGTTAGTTGCAGTAGTTGCTTCAGTTAACAATGAAGACGCTTGGTTTTCATATAACTGTGCAATATTTTCTTTTACGTGGCCTCTAAGACCGTCTAGGAATCCTAATGAATCCCATTTTGTTTGAGTTTCCAAACGGATAGCCTTCATGTGGTTTAATCCGATGTTACCTACTTGTCCAGATGTTAATAAATGTGACATAATTTGTTTTTATTTTTTTGTTAGGGTTATTTTATCTTTTCTCAACTCTGTTAATCAAATCCATGATTCTCTTTGTTGAAGGGTCAACATAAGCTGTGCTTTCGTTTAATTGTTTTGACACACTTGTTGTTGCTTCCTTAATGATTTTACTCTCTACTGATTCATTCATTGGTTTTCTTGTCTCCAATTCGTTAGCAATAGTTTTGTAAAGTTTTTTTGATTCTTTAAGGTTTGAAACTTCTTCATCAAAACGTTTAATGATGTTTTGTTTCTCTCCTTTTGTTGTAGAATGTTCAGTAAACAATTTCGTTACATATGTAAGATTGCTGTTGAACACTACAGTTTCTACCAACTTAGTTCTAAATTCTTTAAGAGCTTTTCTGAATTCTTCATTCTCAGCTTTTAGTTTAGTTGCTTCCGTTAATAGAGCGTTATATTTTTTAGCTGTTTCAGAAACTAATTTTTTAGCTTTGATTGTTTCGTCTAAAGATTCTTTAGGTGAAGGTAAGTGTCCAGAACCAGATTTTTTAGCACCTTGTCTACCAGCGTAACCTCTAGTTACAGCTAATGTCTCGTCTATTTCTTCCTCTTCTTCGTCACCAATTTCTTCATCTTCAGATTCTTCGTCTTCTTCAGATTCTTCATCTTCAGAATCAGCATCCAATGCAGCGTCAGCGGCATCTTCCTCTTCTTCATCATCACCAATTTCGATGTCGTACTCAACTTCTTCTTCATCGTCACCACCTAATTCAATAGGTTCAACTTCTGATTCTTCGTCATCATCAACTTCGATGTCACCATCAACGTCAGCATCAGCACCACCTTCTAATGAATCTAGTTTTACAACATATTCACCTGGTTCTGTAATGTTTAAGTGAAGTTCGTCACCAACGATTTCGATTTCGTCATCACCACTTAATTTTTTGTAAATTGCGATTACGTCTTCGTCACTTGCTCCAGTCATATCAAGTTCTTCAGATGATTCTTCATCTTCCATTCCCATTACATCCATTTCTGGACCTTTAACTTCGATACCACCTTCTACTTCAGATTCGTCTTCATCATCAACTCCATCTGGAGCCAAAGCGTCAACTTCTTCTTCTTCATAAGTCACTTCTTCAAGAGACTCTTTCACAACACTGTCAATTTCTTCTTTAGCTACGCTGCGAAGTATTTCTTTAGTGTTGGCATTGAGAGCATTCTGAATATTTGTGATATCCAAAAGTGCTTCTTCAAGTATTGATTTTTTTTCTGCCATTTTATCTTTATTAATTTTTTTTATATTAGATAAATGTGAGATTTTACTCCCACTTGTTAATAAATATGTGTATTTTCACCAAAAATCATTTTTTATATAAAAAAATGAAAAAAAATAATTATTCAGATAAAAATTTATCTAAATCATCCATTAAGTTTTCTTTAAGTATTGGTTTCTTCTTTTCAACGTTTTCAACATAAGGTCTCATTTCTTCTGAGCTTCTACCAATCCATGCATCTGGTGTTGATGGTGCTGTAACAACATCCCAACAAATAATCTCAAAATCGTCTTGAACAATTTGTTCACCGTTCTTACCTTCTTTAAGAGAACCAACCCCTCTAGAAGAAACACCAATTTTGATTCTATTTCTTAATAAGTTAGCAACCTCATCACCTTTTGTAGATACAATACCGTAGTTTATAAAACCTGGTGTCATTAGGATTTCCATCTTACCCATAAGAGTATGTGCTTCCCACCATGTTTCAATAATGTTGTGTGAAATTCTATCACCAGCGATAATAGATGATTCTGGGTGGTCTAATTCACCTACAGCTCTTCTTTCTCTAATTGCTTGTTGATATAGTTTGTCTTGTGATTTAAGGATTTGTTCTGGATATATTCTACCATTGCGGTTAAGAATACCATACTTCTGTAATACTACGTATACAATCAATGGTTCAGCTATAACTAGCTTTCCAGTTTCTAGTTTCTTTATTTCGTTAATGAAAGGTTGGTTTCTAGGTTCGTCTGGACTAATGTATCCAGCATCGTGTTCAATCAAATACCCATGACCAGTTTCACCACGTCTAAGAGTTCTTATATTGTTATAATTTATATCCATATTGATTAGCTTATAGATATAAATATAGTCATTAAATAAAAAAAGCCCCATTGGGGCCTTTATTATATTTTTTTCTTATGAAATTTGAAGGTTTTGTTTGTTTCAAAGTTTGTCTTAATAATCATATCAGAAATGATGTCTAATTTTTCTTTCATGAATTCGGAAGTTACTGGAATTTCTGAATGTAAAAACAATGTTATTTCACAACTCATAAAACTTCTCTTTCCGTATCGTATTCCAGATTCTCTGATATCTAAATCTACTATAGTTCTATCTTTAACAAAAACGCAATCAATTTCAGAATTAAAATAATTGAAAATACTCTGCTTTAATCTTTTGTTTAAACCTCTTAATACTTGGTTGTAATTAACGGTCTCTTCTTCAATGGGGTCAACCCATGCGGATATGTTTATGTAAATCGCTTTTGGGTTTTTATTGTTAACACTACCGAAAACTACATTGTAGTTTTTAAATCTGTTTGTTTTAATTTCTTTTCCTGTTTTCATACCTGGTATTTTTATACAAATATAATAAAAATCCAGGTAATAGTCAAGTACCTTAAAATTTACCCCAAAGAGATAACGCCACGCCTACCAATATCTGAATAAATGATATAATTGCAATGGCAGCGACCCAACGATTCTTTTGTTTATAAATCTCGTCTTTAGCTTCTTTCATTTGGCTAGGTGACCAAACTTCACTAACTTTATCAATCCAAGCTGAATTCAGACTAACTGATTTTTCGACATTCTTAACCTCGGTTAATTTTTGATTTAATTCACCGAACCTAGTGTCCATATCAGTTCTCATCTTATCGTAATTTTCGTTAAGCCTTTCAAGTTCTTTAAGAACCAATTTGCTGTAATCGTTCCAAGTTTCTTCTGCCATTTTTAAATAGTTTTTGTTTCTGTTAACAACCCAATAATAGTGTTACATAAATCTTCGTAACACTTTAATTTTGTTCTTTCTGTTTTATATGAATCAATCATCTTTTTGTTTTCATATATAATATTTTTTAATTTTTCTAAAACTTCTCTACTCTCATCATTGCTTACATTACATAACTTATCAGTCAACTCTCTCAACTTCAAAATATTTTCACTTGGAACACTCTTCATACTTTTTTTGTTTAAAAAATTAGTTATCTTTTAAACTAGCTCTTAATTCAACTAGTTTAGAAATATTCTTATTAAATTCTTCACCAATTTCTTGTTTGTCACTTAACAATTTATCCTTAACACGCAATAATTTATCTTTTGCGTTCAAGTCAGATTCTTTAAGTTTTTCGTCAATCAAATCAATACACTCTCTAATAGTTGCCGCATACACTTCTTTTTTCTTAACATCGTCAGAATCGATAAGTGCTTTTAAAACAGATTTCTCTGTTTCATCTAAATTAGAATACTTTTCATTGTACTTATCAACCATGATAGTTGTAAGCATGCTATTAGGTAATTCTATTGTTTCGTTAACGGATTTTTCTTTGTTTGAGTTAATGTACTCAACAATGTTCTTTATATCATTTGTGATAGAATCAACATTTTTTGCTGTTCTTTTCGTAAAGATAAGTTTAGATAAAGATTCATGCAACCCAACTAATTTAGAGTCATAACCTTCTTCCAATTTAGTTGATAAATCTTTTGATAACGCTAATAATTTTTTGTTTTCTTTTATAATTTCTGAAGCACTAAATTTCTCTAAAAGTTTAATGTTTTCAGAAACAAAAATGTTAGCCGATAAAGAGTCTTTTTCAACCTTGTTTTCAATGTTATTATAAACCAAAAATTGAGTTTTTAAAATCTCACTTTCTTTTATGGTTTTAATATATTTTTTAAACAAGTCTTTGTGTTTATCATTTTTTGAAACAACTCCCTCAACCAATATCCCATTAAATGCGTTTTTTATTTTTCCAAAATTCTGCATGTGTTTTATTTTAATTATAAATATTGTGATTTAACCAAAAATCATTATTCATCCAACATTTTATTGATGTCATCAATCATACCATTCATGTCTTCATTAATTTTTAAATTCTTATCGTAAATCTTAACCTTCTCTTCTTTATTTTTATCTTCTGGTTTTATTGATTCAATCAAAGTATTAACAAATCTATTTTGATATTTTTTGGTTCTTTTATTTAGCTTTTCAGATAAAATGTCTTTTTGTTCTTTCAACAGTTTATCTACCTTTTTAAGTGATTCAGCAACGGGTTCAGCACCAGCTTCAGTTGCAGCTTCTACACCACCTTCTTCAGCACCAGCTTCAGTTGCAGCTGCGGATTCCTCACCTTCAGCACCACCTTCTTCACCGAAATCTAAATCTTCACCGCCTAGGCCGCCACCCCCGAAGCCACCGCCCCCGAAGCCGCCACCGCCACCTTCGGCACCGCCTTCATCACCACCTTCAGCACCGCCTTCGCCACCGCCACCGTTTAGGGCAGCTTGGAAGTCACCGTAGATTCTATCAACCACGTCAAACATACCAGTGTGTTTGATAACATTAGCAGTATTAGCCAACTCAGCAGCAGCTGCTTTTTCCATACGTTGTTCAAGTAAGTCTTGTTTGATTTCATCATCAGACCAACCCATAATATCTCTGTGCGCACGAGTCCATGACATAGCAGCAAATCCATTTCCAGTATCTGAAACAGCATCTTTAAGAAGTGTAACTTTAAGTTGTAAATGCTCAATTTTAAGCATTTCAGCTTGAGTTGACGGATTGTTAAGTGTAAGTGTAAAATTATCTAAATCTTCTTCAAAACCTAAAATGTATAAATGTATGATGGCTATTTTATTTAGCTCTTGAAGCATTGATTGTTGGATTCTATTTATCGTTCTAGAAAAACGAATATCTTGAAGTGCTAAGTTTTTACCATCACCAGTAGCTTCCTCAAAACCTAAGAATGGTTTAGGAACACGCAAAGCTGTAAATAGATTAGCTCTCAAATACTCAATATCTGCAATTTGGTCCAAGTTAGAAGCACCAGGCAATGTATCAATTGGGTTTGGAGCGTCTTCTGTACGAACTGGGATAAAGAAATCTTGGTCATTAGCCAATTGATTGTATCTTAAATCAATTTGTCCAGTTCCTGGGTCGATTATTGGCATACGCTTAAATCTATCAGCAATCGTGTTTACGTATGCTTCAACATCAGCATCATCAATGTTACCGACATATATTTTATAAACTCTACGTTCTGGTGCTCTTGTTACACGATATACCAACATTGAATCTTCAGA